TAACGCAATTAAGAATGATGGAAGACTCATTAGTAATTTATAGATTAGCTCGAGCTCCTGAAAGAAGAATGTTTTATATTGATGTAGGTAATTTGCCTCGTGGTAAAGCCGAACAATATATGAAAGATATAATGTCTAAGTATCGTAACAAATTAGTGTATGATGCAAAAACTGGTGAAATACGTGATGATCGTAAACACATGTCAATGCTCGAAGATTTGTGGTTACCTAGGAGAGAAGGTGGAAGAGGCACAGAGATATCAACTTTGCCTGGTGGAGAAAACTTAGGACAAATTGAAGATATTATATATTTTCAAAAAAGATTATATAGAGCACTTAATGTTCCAATGAACAGACTAGAACAAGAACAGCAGTTTTCATTAGGTAGAGCTACCGAAATAAGTAGAGACGAACTTAAGTTTCAAAAATTTATAGACAGATTAAGAAATAGATTTGCAAATATGTTCTATGATATTTTAAAGAAACAATTAATAATAAAGAATATTATTACTGAAGATGATTGGAACACTTGGAAAAATAAGTTAACTGTTGATTATTCTAGAGACAATCACTTTACTGAATTAAAAGAAGCGGAGCTATTAAGAGAGAAAATACAAAGTTTAGATCAGGTATCTCAATATGTTGGAGAATATTTTTCTAAACAATGGGTACAAAAGAATATTCTTTTAATGGATGATGATACTATTGAGAATATGGATAAAGAAATTGCTGCCATGCAGGCGCAAGAACCAGACAATGACCAAGGAGAAATATAATGGATAATGTCGAAAACGTTGAAAACGCAGAATTAGATGATAATAGAAATCATATTCAAGATTTAATAAAAGCTGCTTTGGACAAAGATTATAATAACGCTAATAAAACATTTGGTGAAGTCATGACTATTAAAATGTCTGACCTATTAGATCAAGAAAAAATTAAGATGGCTGATCAAGTTTATAATGGAGCTGAAGAGGAAGAAGAAGAAGATTTAGAGATTGATACGGAAGAGCTTGAAGAGCTTGAAAATGATGTAGAAGAATCAGAAGAAGATGACGATGAAGAAGAATCAGAAGATGAAAATTCGGTCTAAAACTAAAAACGTATAAATATAATTAACATGAAAACTTTTTTACAATTAAGAGAATTAGCAGGAAGAAAGCCTATAGGCAAAGTAGTCTTTGATAAAAAGATTAATCGTATACCTGTTAAAATTAATAATGAAAAAAATAAATTTGTTGTTTATATTGATGGCGATAGATTAGATGCTTATAATTCTCAGCGTGAAGCTGAGAAATCTGCATTGGAATTTATGAAACAATACAAAGGAATGAAGTAATGGAAATAAGACCTTTAGCTGCAAAAGTTACTGCAAACGGTAACTCTAATAAAACCACTGTAAGTAATGCCCAAACAGTTTACGTTTGTGCAACTGCAGATGATTTAATTACTAATGTTACAACTGCCGCTACAATGCAAGTACACGAAAACCAAGCTTTTGTATTACATAAAGCTGCAGGCGATGAAATACACGCAGGCACTACAACAACGCATTTTACTAAAATAGCATACCCAAGAGGTTAATATGAAATTAATATCAGAATATGCAGAAAATAAAATAGAATTTTTAATTACTGAAGATAAAAAGACTGGTAAAAAAAATTATGCTATTGAAGGTGTATTTGCGCAAGCAGAAACAAAGAATCGTAACGGACGTATATATCCAATGCCAGTGATGGAAAAAGCACTTGGTAAATATAATAACGATCAGGTTACTAAAGGCAGAGCAGTTGGAGAGTTAAATCATCCGGAAGGACCAACTGTTAACTTAGATAAGGTTTCCCACAAGATCACTGAATTAAAATTTCAGGGTAATGATATTGTGGGCAAAGCATCGATACTGAACACCCCTATGGGAGAAGTTGTTAAAGGCTTACTCGATGGCGAAGTTCAATTTGGTGTATCGACTCGTGGTATGGGAAGTTTGAGCCAGCGTAATGGCGTCGCAGTCGTCAATGACGATTATATTCTAAACGCGGTAGATATCGTGCAAGATCCATCCGCTCCTAGCGCTTTTGTTAATGGGATAATGGAAGGGGTTGAATGGGTTTGGAATAACGGCATTATAGAAGCACAAACAATTGAAAGAATGGAGACTGAAATTAAAAAGGCTCCACGCGCTGATCTCTATGAGACACAAGTACGTGAGTTTAAGAATTTCCTCTCGTTATTAAAATCAAAATAAGGAGTCAAATATGACTGATATAAATCAAGAAGATCATGACATTGAACTCCATGAAGACGAGAACGAAGTCATGGAAGCTCACGATCCTAAAAATGCTGAAGCACAGTCAATAGTTGCTGTCGACAAGGCAGGTGAAGCCACTGGTAGCGCTCCAAAGCGTAAAGGTGACAACACTAAACAAGATCCAATGCCAAAAACTAAAGCCGCTTTAATAGCTGGTATGGTTGGCAAAATGCAAGGAATGAATAAAGCAGATTTATCTGCCATGTTTAAAGGCGAAAATTATGTAAGTGATGACGCTGAACTTGCTGAAGAAGAAGTTAAACCTACTGCAAACGTAGAAGTAGATTTCAAAGACGATCTTAAAGCACTTGTTAACGAAGAAGCTACGCTGTCTGATGCATTTAAGCAAAAAGCAGAGACTATTTTCGAAGCTGCAATTAATACAAAAATAAATGTAGAGATTGATAGACTAGAAGAGAAGTACAACGAAGAACTTTCAGAAGAAGTTGAAAGTACTAAACAGGAACTTGTGGAAAAAGTAGACAGCTACCTTAATTACGTAGTTGAAGGCTGGATGGAAGAAAACAAGTTAGCAATCCAAAATGGTTTAAGAACTGAAATTGCTGAAGACTTCATGAATAAGTTAAAAGACTTATTTACTGAATCTCACATTCAGGTGCCAGAGGATAAAGTTGACATTGTTGACGAACTCGCAGACAACGTTGATGAGCTTGAGGCAAAACTCAATGAATCAACTGAAAAGTCTATTCACATGGCTGAAGAGTTAGAGCTATATAAAAGGGAGTCTATCATTAGAGAGGCAACTAAAGATTTAGCAGAAACTCAAGTTGAAAAGCTAAAAGATTTAGCAGAAAACGTTGATTTCGATGACGAAGAAACTTTTGCACAAAAAGTATCTCAGTTAAAAGAATCATATTTTGCTAAGACAACTAAAACCCAAGATGAGATTGTTGAAGATGATGATGCTCCACTAGTGGAATCAACAGGTTCAATGGATCAATATCTTAAAGCAATAAAGAAAACTGCAACAAAATAAATAGGGAGTCTTAAATGACACAATCATACGATAGATTGATCGAAAAATGGGCACCAGTACTGAACGAAGAGTCAGCTGGTACTATTGCGGATCATCATAAAAAAGCTGTAACAGCTGCAGTACTTGAGAATCAGGAAATCGCACTTAGAGAAGAAGGAATGATTACAGAAGCAGCTCCAGGAAATGCTACAGGTTCAGTAGCAAATTGGAATCCTGTATTAATTGCACTAGTAAGACGTGCTATGCCTAACTTAATGGCATATGACATCTGTGGTGTACAACCAATGTCAGGGCCAACTGGTCTTATCTTCGCAATGAAGTCAAGATACGGTGGTGGTTCAACATCAAATAGAGAAGCACTATTCAACGAAGCTGAAACTCAGTTTTCAGGCGATAGTGGTGGAACTCATGATTCTGATAACGTATCAGGTCTAAGAGATTCACAAGCTGGTGGAACAGTAGGAACTATTGATGATAATAGACTTACAGCTCTTGCAGCTGGTGGTATGAGTACACAAGAAGCTGAGAAATTAGGTTCTGCTGGAGAATCATCATTCAGAGAAATGGGTTTCACTATTGAGAAAGCAACTGTGACTGCTAAGTCAAGAGCATTAAAAGCTGAATACAGCTTAGAATTAGCTCAAGACCTTAAAGCTATTCATGGTCTAGACGCTGAGACAGAATTGGCAAACATCTTGTCAACAGAAATCTTAGCTGAAATCAATAGAGAAGTTATTAGAACTATTAACTCTCAAGCTAAAACTGGTGCTTTACAATCTAACACAGCTATTAACGGTATCTTTAATATCCAAACAGATGCTGATGGTAGATGGTCAGTTGAAAAGTTCAAAGGACTTGTATTACAAATCGAAAGAGAATGTAATAGAATTGCAATCGAGACACGTAGAGGTAAAGGAAACTTTATCATATGTTCATCTGATGTAGCATCTGCACTTTCTGCAGCTGGTATGTTAGACTACACACCTGCAATGAACACATCATTAAATGTGGACGATACAGGTAATACTTTTGCTGGTACTTTAAACGGTAGAACAAGAGTTTACATCGATCCGTATGCTGCACAAAACTATGTGACAGTTGGATATAAGGGAACTAACCCGTACGATGCTGGTCTATTCTATTGCCCATACGTTCCGTTAACAATGGTGCGTGCAGTTGGTGAAGATACATTCCAACCAAAAATTGGTTTTAAAACCAGATATGGAATGGCATCAAACCCATACGTAGGTGCTACACCTGCTGATGGACTAGCAGCTGTTAAGACTAACCAGTACTACAGAATATTTAGAGTTGACAATATTCTAGGTGCTTAGTCTAGTACTTTAAATTAATATTAGAAGAGGGACGAAAGTCCCTCTTTTTTTCATATAAATACAATTATGGCATTAACACAAAACTTTAACTATCTACAACCAACCGGATTTAAGTTAGTAATAGATAGAAAAAATTATCCGAACCTAGAGTTCTTTGTTCAAGATTTTACGCACGCTGGCGTAATTATGAACACAGCAGATCTTGGCTATAAGAAAATTGCTGCAATTCCTTTTGTAGGTGATAAACTTACATATAACGAAATGCTAGCAAATATAATTCTTGATGAAGACATGAAATCTTATACAGAAATGCATAACTGGATGAGAAGAATACTTGATCAAGATAATGTAACAGCACTTGATAGATTTAAAAACGCGACACAAAGACCACCTTCGCAATCTGACATTACTTTATCGATACTAAATAGTTCAAATAATGCGATAGCGCAAATAGTATATAGAGATAGCATACCTGTTGCTTTAACTGATATACAATTTCAAGCTACGAGCGGTGCTGAATCGTTTTTAACTTT